TGTAGAACATGAAAAACCTTTTTATCAATTAAGAAAAAATTATGTATATACCTTAAAATGTGAACTCTTCCGTTACGAAGATGAAGTTATTGATACAGGAGTTGCTGAGATTGATGATAATCTAACGGGTGATAATGCAGATGGAACTTCTGAAGATGGTCTATCAACATTACTTGGATCTTCCCAAACTCTTACCGTAGTAGGTACAGGTGCAACTGCAACTGCTGTGGTTGGATATACTACAGAGGGTGCTATTAGACTTATTAACATTAGTAATAGAGGTGGTGGATATAAAAATATTCCAACTATTGGTGTAAGTTCTGCTCCTGCGGGAGGAGTTACTGGTATTCTAACTGCAACAATGATTAGTGGAATCAATGTATGTAATTTGAATATAAGTGATAATTTAAAATCTGTTCAGCAAATTGTAATTACAAATCCAGGTCTTGGTTATACTCTTGCTCCTACAGTCCAAGTAAGTGGTTCAGGAGGTTCTGGAGCAGCAGGAACAGCATTTATAGGTGATAACACCATAGGTATAGTTACGATCACTTCAGGGGGTTCTGGGTACACTACAGCACCTACTGTAACGGTATCGGCACCATCTGCAGGGGTAGGTACTACTGCTACTGTTGAGGCAGTCGTAAGTGCTGCTGGATCTATTAGCAATCTTCATATTGTTAATGCTGGTGCTGGATATACTACTAACCCAACCATTACTATCGGTGATCCTTCACTTGATAATAGTGGTAACTTTAAGTTTAATGAAATTGTAACAGGTTCTATAACTGGTGTGAAGGGTAGAGTAAGAACTTGGAATGCAACAACAAATGTTCTAGAGGTAGCAAATGTTTCAGGAATGTTTAGTATTGGAGAAAATATAACTGGTAATAGTTCTGGTGCCGTTCATGCATTACGTGTTGTAAGTGAAGATCCACCAGAGGATGGATTTGCTGATAATGTTAATATAGAATCTGCTGCAGATGATATTTTAGATTTCAGTGAACAGAACCCATTTGGAATTCCATAAATATAAGATACTAGGACTCTAACAATGTTTGAATATTTTTATAACGAAATTTTGAGAAGAACCATTATTGGTTTTGGAACTCTGTTTAATAGTATTTCTATTAAGCAAAGTGGAGGGGAGACTGACGCTAGTATAATTAGGGTTCCTCTTGCATATGGACCTACTCAGAAGTTTTTGGCAAGATTAACACAATCACCAGATCTTAATAAAGCAACATCTTTGTCTTTACCAAGGATGTCTTTTGAGTTTACTGGATTGACATATGATTCTTCTAGAAAAGTTACAACCACTCAAAGAATTATAGTTCAGAATCCAGATTCGGATACTCCCGATGAGAAGAAATCATATATGCCCGTTCCATATAATATGCAATTTGAACTTGCTATTATGACAAAATTAAATGATGATGCACTGCAAATTACAGAACAAATATTACCTTACTTCCAACCTTCTTACAATTTAACTGTTAATTTGGTAGGATCTATTAATGAAAAAAGAGATATTCCTATTGTTTTAGAAAATATTACAATGCAAGATGATTATGAAGGAGATTTTGAATCAAGAAGAGTTCTCCTTTATACATTAAGATTTACTGCTAAAACATACCTATTTGGTCCTGTATCCGATGCTTCCAAGGATATCATTACCAAGTCTACTGTCAATTACCTCACTGGTACAGATACTTCCAACGCAACACGCAATCTTACATATTCTGTTGTTCCTAGAGCAATTAAGAACTATGATGGAACTGTTCTCACAAACTTAGCACAAGATATCACTGCTACTCAAACTACATTTGAAGTTGAGGATGGTTCTTCTGTTACAGCATCTTCTGGATCAACAAGTGTTTATATTGATGTTGGTGGAGAGGAACTATATGTCAAGGCAGTTGATGGTAATAAGTTAACAGTTAAGAGAGGTCAAGATAAAACTACTAAAGTCTCACATGTTCGTGGAACAGATGTCAAATCTATTACAAGTGCTGATAATGCACTCGTAGAGGAAGGAGATGACTTTGGATTTAGCGGGACTACAATTGGAGATTAAAAGTGAAAAACCATTTAGATGATGCCTTTAACATAACACCTACTAAAGTTGAGGTAGATGAAAGTGATGTAGTTGTTGGAGTTGATAGAGAAAAACCAGATAGATTATCTAAAGATGATATAACTAAGGATTATGAATATACCCGTGGTAATCTTTATAGTATTATAGAAAAAGGGCAAGAAGCAATTAATGGTATTCTTGAACTTGCACAAGAAAGTGAAATGCCAAGGGCATATGAAGTCGCAGGACAATTAATTAAAAGTGTTTCTGATGCAACTGATAAGTTGATGGATCTTCAGAAAAAACTAAAAGATGTAGAAGAAGAAACCCAACAAAAAGGTCCATCTACAGTTAATAATGCATTGTTTGTTGGTTCTACAGCAGAACTTGCTAAGCTCCTAAAGAATGGAGTAAAGGAACAGAATAAATAAAAAGAGGAGAGAAATCCTGAAGTATTAACGTACTCATAAAATGCCAAAAGACGAATTGCCGTCGTTGGATGATTTTACGGAGAAATCTGTAGAATTGCCATCAGTCGATGAATTTATAACAGAAGAGAAAGTTGTAGAGGAATTACCTTCTGTTGAAGAGTATGTTGTAGATTTAGAAGAAAAAGTAATATACGAAAAACCAAATTTACCTTCAGTAGAAGATAAAATAGTTGATGAGAATTTACCAACTATTGAGGATTATATTGAGGATTATATTGAGGAAGAAAGTGCTGGTGGTGAAGAAATAGAAACTACTGGTGGCATCTCTGTTCAGGAATATAGTCCTGATATGCAGTTTAGAGATTATGAATTTAT